CAACTCCATGTGTATCACTATTTTATTTCCTGTAACAACATTAAAAAGGTTGTTATATGTTATTCTTCACTAGGATATTTCATTCCATTATCAGTAGGTTTTCTACTCTTTCTTCCACGCTTCAGAAGTTCAATAGTGTTATCTCCAGTATCACGCTCATCTTTCTCAATCATTTCTTTGGGGAATCCAAGCGATATACGCAATTCAGGTTTATTAATAACAGACATCGTGTAAGCATCAAGTAAATCACCTGGCTGCACAGCAGGTTTTGATAACTCTTCAAAAACTACTTTAATATCATCGGGATTCTTTCCCATTGCAACCGCGCGTTGTTTGACAATTCCACCTTCATCATTCAGGATACTCATGATCTTCTTTTGTAACCCTTCGAGCACCACTAACCTATCTGCTTCAGAAACATATCCAGCAGCATACGTGGTTCCTTCTGCTCTACCCATTGTAAGAGGAGCCTGCAATAGTCCAATCTGAATATCGGTTTCAAGCGATTCTTTAAATCCAGTAACGTTGATATTACTTCCACCCGAATCTAACTGTTTAATGTCAAATCCTGCACCAATAATATCCTGATTCTCTGCAATATACTGATGCTCATCGCTCAATTCCTGCATGATTTCCTGTGCTTCTACCATTGAAATATCACCGGAAGCAAGCATATCACCAAGAATACGGTAGTCAATAAAGTAACGTCCAATACCATACTTTTTAATGTAATTAGTGTAACCTTCAACCAAATCTAAGTATTTATAAATCAAATCCTCAATAGGCGTAATCAAAGAAGTGCCGTAGATACCATACGTTTCTCTACCTAAAATATCTCTGAACGTGTAATCATACGCACAGAATGAACCATACATTACCTGATTTGGACGGTAAGAACCTGCCTCTAAATCATTTAAATTACCCATTTCATTGACATAAAAGCGATTAACAGGTGGTGTAAGAATAAATGTAGTATCTGCACTACCCTTTGTTACTCCATTTGGAACAATGGTGGTTTGTGACATAAGGAGGGGTTCAAATCCCATTTTGTCAGGATTCTTGACATTATTATAAAGTCCTACGTAAGTCCCATCCCTACATAGTAATCGTGCAAGAGTCTGCGTTTTCTCTTCAAAATTAGTGCGTTCTGACCACTTTTCATAGTTCTTTACAAGCGATGATTTTCCCTCGAACCTGATACCTTTTACAAGTGTAAGGGCAAGTTTCTGAAGCGGAATGAACACATGAGGACTTGTAAGCGAGAGTTGTCGATACAAGTTGAATCTATTAGTTGTATCAAAATTCCTGTAAGCACCTGCTTTATATACAGTATCCTTACGCTCTATTCCAGTCGATGCAAAAACCTTTACAATTTTAGATTTCTTCTGCTCTAAATCTATTGATGCATTTACATTATCCATATTAATAACTCCTATTTATTCCAATCATGAATTTACGTTTTTTACGAGTTCCTTTTTCAACCAACGATGAACCCTTATTAATCGTCATTCGCACAAGTCCTTCGAGTGCATCCGGGGCATCATCATGCTTATGGACCGGATACCGCACTAATTGATTAATCAACTCAGGATACGCTTCTGTCCAATCATCGCGGAACAAAACTTTTCCCGATGTAACAAACGGTTCAACAGACTCGATGCGAATCCGCTTTCTCTTCTGATTCTTAATTTCTTTAATCTTCATGCGCTTACGCATGTCTTTGATTTTATCATTACGTTCTTTAAGGAATTGAGAAATAAGACTCTGGAAACCATTTGTTTCAATACCCAATTCTTCACAATTATAAAAATTGTAATAATACACCATTTTCTCAATTGAGACATTAGGTGGTGACGTATTACTTAACCAACAATCACGCACGTAAAGAACATGGTCCTTAATTGCACCCACAACAATTACACAATAATCATTTTCATTACCAAGTGCAGGATCAACGTAAATAACATGCTTACACCCTTTGAAATAGGGATTCTGTGCGCGTTCTTGTGGGAGTTTTAATTCAGTGTAATAATGTAAACTATCTATTTTAAATAACTGTGTTTCAGCAGGTAATGGTTGATTTAAATACTGACTTGAAAATTCTACTGCACCCTTTTCAATGCGTAATGCTTGAATCTTATTTTCATCGTAAATTGATGGATATTTAGGTTTACCATGTTCATCTACAATGGAATCAATCTCAATATCATAACGCATAAATTCGGGCAATTTCGGATTCTGTTCAATTAAATCACCATATAAGTCAGCGTCACTCCACCGAGTGCCAATAATTACTAATAAACCATTAGGTTCAAGAATTGAAATTAAATCTTTATACCATCGTTTCTTTTGTTCTCTAATAGTTGCAGATTCACGATCTTCGTTGTTAATCACATCATCGAGTATAATTATATCATAATGCTCTGACGTTAATGCAGCAAGAGCGCCACGCGCTTTAAGATTTGGTTCTTTCTTAACAATACGTGGATTTAAAACCACTTCCTGCTGATTGTCCTTGACAATAATATTTTCATTGCCGAAATCTGCAAAAAATTGTTTCAAATTTTCATTAGTCTTTAATTGTTCTTTGATTTCAGAAAGAATCTGCTCTGCTAAGTCATTGGTTGCAGAAGTAATAAGAGTACGTAGGGTAAATTTCCCATTGTGCTTTACGTAATCATCAAGCAACCGATCAATAACAAAAGAAACATCGTAAATAGTAGTCTTATAAGTTCCACGCGGTTTCAAGCGCATGATACGTTTGTGAGTCTTAATTGCTTCTTCTAGATCATCGCACCACTCTTTATGAACATCTTTAGTTATTTTCTCGTAACCAAGCATGTATTTTGCAATGTTAAAAAGAGTAAGATGTTTACCATGATAAACAATATTCGACATTATTCATCTTCAATATACTGCACCCAGGCAGGAACAATATGTTCAACTTTATCAACAATTTCACCGTCAAGACGCGCTTTCAAAAGAAGTAACTCACGTTTCTCACGCAGAAGTTTTGCATGAGTAGGACTATTCTCCTTACCCTCAAGAATTATCTTACGCTCAAGTAAATTGATTTTAGCGAGTTCTTCTGTAATCACATCGACATTTTCAGTATCTTTAATTTTCTGAATCTCTGAATCTAAATCGGTTTCAGCAGAATCATCATACTCAAAAAAGATATGTTCACGATGTAACTTAAGGTCAGCAACATCCACAAAGATACCATCTGCTTCAAGTTTACTCTTCAGTTCATTGATAGGAATACTTGCCGTAAAAAGAATCGGATCAACTGCTGCACTTAAATCAGGATTCTGACAAAATACACAACCCTTAACATTTTTATTGGAAACAATCTTGTCTCCAACTTTTACACCCTGTTTCATGTAAGACACCTCGAAAAATAGTTAATATAAAATAGATAGTATAATATCTTAAAATACTACTATTTAAATGTTTCGTATAAAAGTGAGAAAAAGTTAAGAAAAGTGTAAGAAAAATGAAAAAAAGTTAAGTAAATTAATGATAAATCATACAAACTTCACCATAATACTCATATTCATCAACTTCAAGGTCTGATGCAAACCAGACTCCTGTTCCATTACCTGTAAAATAAACAGGTAGGTTAGGATTAAGTTCTTGTAATTTCTCGATTAATTCACCAACATTCATGTTTTACACCTCTGTCTCAAACCCACACGCATGACATCTGTAACCACCAATCAACGTTTCAGTAGCAGTAGTTGATCCCCACGGATGTGACTCGTAGATTAACTTGTAATCCTCATATTCAAGTTTTGAGCCACAATCACTACAGTAGTCCATGTAAATACTGGTAGACTCAACATCACCGCGTTCAGTAAGGTAATGCTTACCACATTTCAGTTGTTTGCTACCTTCAAATCTTGGAATACCATCTTCTTCTATTTCCTTACGTAGTTCTGCTATGGACTTTCCACAGCACTCACAAAATAATGGTTTATTCATTACATTATATTCTTTCCACAATGCATCAAGACATTCTTCACTACATACATGTGTTTCAAAACTCATACTAACCCATGATGTCTTTTCCTTACATACTTCACAAGGATATACATTTGCTGATTTAAAAATAAGTAAGTCTTTTGGTTCAAAATCTATTTCTGCATTAGGAAACTTCTGATTAAACTTCATTACTCATCACCCACACAATACGTATGTAATGTCTCATCCTGCCAAATCTTCTTCAAGTAGCAACTATTACAGATCCTATCCTTCTCACCTGCACATGAAAGAGGAATGTTAGCGTCCTCTTCAGTTGTTTCATATGCGTTACCACATACCTTACAAGTTGTTATAGCCATGTTAATCCCTCACAGTATACCCAAACGGAACTTTACCATCCACAATAGATTGCCAATGATCTTTTACCCCTTCACAAGCGTAACCAGATTCTTCAAGATTCTTCTTTGCCTGTTCTTGTAACCACATCCATGCATCAGGTGTAATTACCTTCTCAAAGTCACCATGGAACTGTGGATATAACATTTTGTTATAATTCAATAATCGGAGTGGACTATCACGATACTCTACCATCCAATTTGTAATGAACTCCCACATTATACAACTCGCCTGGAACCCTGTAATACCAAAATATTCTGCCATAGACCACGCCATACCAAGTATAGCAGCAGAAGGTGCATAAACAGTTGTATTGTAATCATGCCCTGGAAAATCTTTAAGAGACTTTACAAATGTAGGGAGTGTTTCAAATGTTTGTTTTGCTGCTTCGCTATACCATGCATCACGTAATGCAAACAATTCTTCATTGCTCATTTCTACCATGCGTATAGTGTAAGAGAGTTTAGTATATAATTATTTTGAAATTGGTTTGTGATATACAGTACATACTGCCCCCGCAGGGCGGGGGAGGAGCGCGAAGCGCGGGCGGGGTGGGATTTAAAAAAAATATAATATTATATTCCTTACACGTGTAAGAATCATGTAAGATGGTCATTACATGAAATGCAATTTCATAAGTACATATGTACATTATAATATGTACATAATATCCTTACGTGTAAGAAT